TTTTCCTTTAAGGAATTTCATTGTATTAATATGTTCCTCTATAATAGATACATTAATAGTCGGGATGAGCCTTTTAGGTAAATTTTCTCTAAATAAATGTTTCATGATAGTATCATATGATTTAATGTTTAAAACATTTTATTCTATAGTAATAACTATATTAATATATGGAATATATAATATTAAAAATAATTTTATGTCTTTAGTTGAGAAATATAAATAACGATATCTAGGGGAATGCTTGAAAAGGAAATAGAAAAAAAAGTTGTAAAATATGCTATTGATAAAAACTTCTTAGCATATAAATTTACATCGCCTTGTAATAGATCTGTACCAGATAGACTTTTTATAAGCCCTACAGGTAAGATTTTTTTTATTGAATTTAAACGTAAAAATAAATTACCTACAAAATTACAAGCTATTACTATTAATAAATTTAAATTACGAAATGTAGATGTAAGTGTTATTGATGATTATGAGACAGGAAAATTATTAATTAATGAATACACCTAAAGATTTACATCCCTACCAAAATAAGTATATTAATTTTATATTAGAAAAAAAGAAATGTGCATTATTCCTTGAAATGGGAATGGGTAAAACTGTTATATCCTTAACAGTTATTTCTAAACTACTTGATCAATTTTCTATATCAAAAATACTTATCATAGGACCTCTTAGGGTAGTGAATAATGTCTGGCATGAAGAAATAAGCAAATGGTCTCATCTTAATCATCTCAGCTATTCTATTGTTACCGGAAATGAAAAAGAAAGATTAAAAGCATTAGAAAAAAAAGCTGATATTTATTTGATAAATAGAGAAAATATTTATTGGCTTTATAATATAAAGAAAATAAATTGGGATTTAATTGTAATTGATGAGAGTTCTAGTTTTAAAAGTCCTTCCTCTAAAAGATTCAAATCTTTAAGGAAATTCAATTATGAATATATGATTGAACTTACTGGGACCCCTTCCCCTAATGGATATTTAGATTTATGGTCACAAATATTTCTATTAGATAAAGGGGAACGCTTAGGAAGTACATTCAATGTTTATAAAGAAGTATATTTTTTCTGTGATTATTATGGATATAATTATACGCCTATCTCTCGTGAAAATATTTTAAATAAAATATCTGATATCACTTTATCTATGGGATATGAAGATTATATTCAATTACCTAATAAGATTGAACTTGTTACTAAAGTAAAGTTACCTTTATCTCAATTAAAACTCTATAATGAAATAAAAAAAGAATTTACAGCTAATATTGGAAATACCAAAATAACAATATTTAATGCTGCTACTCTAAGTAATAAATTATTACAATTTTGTAATGGTGCTATTTATGACGAAGATAAAAATATTATAGAGATACATAATACAAAATTAGATGCTTTAGAGGAGCTTATAGAAGATAATCCTAATGAGAACATTCTTGTAGCTTATAACTATAAAAGTGATCTTATACGTCTTCAAAAACGATTTAAACATGCAATTGTAATAGATAAAGACGGTAAAAATATAGATTTATGGAATAAAGGAAAGATAAAACTATTATTATGTCATCCTGCTAGTAGTGGTAAAGGTCTTAATTTACAACATGGAGGGCATATAATTATATGGTTTGGTTTAACATGGAATCTTGAAGATTATTTACAATTTAATGCTAGATTACATAGAATAGGACAATTAAAACCAGTAATCATAAATCATATAATAGTTGAAAATTGTATTGATGAAATAATAATGAAAGTATTAAATAATAAAAATATAGATCAAAATATTTTATTAAATGCTTTAAAGAAGGTATAAGGCGAACAGAGAAGGGAGGAAATTATGATCAAAAAAAACCTTCCCCGTTCATAAATATGGAGAGTAGGAAAGAATGAAAAAAGCAACAAAGGACTTTCCTACTCGTAAATTATCTAGTGATATTATAAAATGTTATTACAGACGTTAAAATAATATATATTATTACGATTAATGGGCTACCCCTATAATACCCCCAATATGCTAAAAATGTAGATATAAGAAATGTAAATAAATTAGGAACCATTAATGTATAGGTTAATGATATAGTTATTGCTATTACCATTAGTACATCAATAATAAATTGAATTACTTCTTTAATATCTTCAATACATTCTTTTATATAATTATTAACTTTAACTGTTATACGATCAATCATAATTAAACCTCCATTTAATTAACTATAACGTTAATTTACATAATTATTATGTAAAAGTCAACCCCTTATTATGTATCTTCTAACATAGGGTACCATGCGTTCCTAAAATTGCCTTTGGATTTATATTTTTCTATAACTGAATCAGGAACTGGTAAAGTATTAGTATGAGGAGTTGGTCCCATTAAATAATGAAATCCATTTGGGTACCATTTAAAAGGGCGATAAGGATCTTCTAATCTACCATAGCCACGATATACCATTCTCATAAATTCAGGATCAGAGTATTGTGGGTGAAAATCAGGGCTGTTACGATTAGTTAATTTCTTTATAAATAAATTAAAAGGTATTGTATTTTGAGATCCATCTTTATAACGACCCCATCTATGCCCTGCGGTAAATCCACTACTAGCCCATTGCCAAGGACGTTGCATTTCTTTAGCTTCTAATAATTGTGCTTGTCTTTGTGTTTCATCATTTTGTATCTTTTTAATTTGAGATTCATAACCTGCTCTTTCATGAGCTAATGCATTTTGTTTCTCATCAACACCTTGTAGGTATTTCTGCATATTTGCAGCTGATAAGCCTTGTAACTCAGAAGGAATAGTATTTAAAAATTGATTATACCTATTCTTCTGGGCTGGACTTAAGCTTGCCATTTGTCTATCCCAACTATTCATAGCAGGATTTTGATAATTCTTATAAATTGCGTTATCTGTTTTAGGGATAACTTTATAATTTTCTAACCAATTTCTGTCGTAATCATTCTTCATAAATTAAAATACCGGTGTAGCTCTTGCTAATGCTAATGCTTGAGATTTTAAATTATCATAAGATCCATATTGAGGACTATAACCTCCTCCCATAAGAGATTGTCTTTGTTGTTCTTCCCATTCCTCTAATTGTTTCCTAGATACAGGATCAGTTAGACCTTGTTTAGTAGTATTTTTATATTGGTTAAAAGCTTGTAAATTATTATTGTAAGCTTGGGGTCTATTAAATAAAGAAGGTACATTAGTATTATATTGTTTAGCTAAATTACTATATGCCCCTGGATTAGCACCTTCCATACTATGTTGCAATTGTGCGTACCATTCCCTTAAAGCTGCATTTTCTTCAGCTTGCTTATGACTTCTTTTATTAAAACCAATATTATTTAATTGGTTATTTCTATCTAATAGATTACCAAATTCTTGAAAACCTAACATATCCATCATTCTATGTTTTGTAAGACCTGTTTGTTCTCTCCTTGTAGCTAAAGAGGTTTCACCTTTAGTAACACCTGTTAAAGCTCCTTCTCTTTCCTGACGTACTCTGTTTAGAATTTCTCTTAAAGATCTTTCAGTTTCAGCTTTATGAGCCCCAGACCCATAAGAACCTAATCTTACATGCTTACCCGCAATTTCTTTAGATTGTTTCTTCAGTTGTTGTTTAGTTAGATAATCAAGATTTTCCATCAATGGATTTACAGCACCAGGAATAGCATTAAAGGCTTGATCAGGTAAACTATTATTTAAAGCATTTCTCTCAATATCTTTACGTTGCGCATAATAAGAATCTCTATAATTAGGACTTAAAGAAAGAGCATTACTCATAGCCTGTTGGCTTTCAGGTTGCATTCCTATAACTCTTTGCCCGGGATAATTCATATGAGGGGCATTATATGCATTTTGAATTCTCTGTAATTCTTTATTGCGTGCTTCTAACAAGCTTGGATGATCTTCTGCATTACCAAGAGCGTTTAAAGCTTTAGATGCAATAGCTATTTTCCTTCCTGGCATTTGTACTTCTTCATCAAAAGCATCTCTTTTAGCCATATTTTGCATATTTCTTAAAGCATAATCTTGCTGTCCAAAATCTTCTAACTGATTAATAAGAGCATTTCTCTTTCCGCTTTTTTGTAAACCAGCATCATGAAATGCTCTTGCTACATCCATATTACGTCTATTTTCTACATCCTTAAACTCATTATTAAGTCTTTCAAAATTAGATATGGTATTTTTCTCAGCACGTCCAACATCTCTTCCTATTTTATCTTGTAATCTAGCTGCTCTTTCATTTTCATAGCCATAATTTTTACCGAATTGTTTTTGTAATCTATTTAAGACTTCGTTTTGATCTTGTCCCCCTCTTCCAATTATATCAAGTAAAGCCCTACTTTGTTCTGGTGAAAAACCTGTAGCTTCCTTATTTAACATTGTCCCAATTTTTTTAGAGTAAGGAAGAGGTTTATTAATATCTTCTTGTCTAAGTGATCTTGCCCTTTGAGTAAGAGCCGACTCAGGTGCAACCATCTCACCTTTATAAGCAGGATAATTAGAATTATTTAACGCTAATGAATCAGCAGCTAATCTATTTCTAAGTTTTTGAGATAATTGTTCATTAGATAAAAATTGCGCACTTTTTTGAGGAATAACAGCAGCATTATTTTGCGAATTATGATCTGCTGGTCTTGCAAGCGAACCTTTAGAACCAGATCTTTCATATCTAGCTGCTGCTTTTCTAAGACCAGGTAAAAATGGTAACCCACTATGTACAGTTGATGAAATAAATCTATCAGGTTGTCGTAATGGTATTACTGAATTGACACTAGAATTTAAAAAACTTTTAACTGATTTTAATGGTTTATTAAAAAGTCCCATATTTACCTCATATATTCTAATATTGATTTAGCTTTAGGAGGAAGCTTATTAGGCATTCCTTTGCTTTTACGTACATTCTTAATAAGTTTATAAAACTCTTTACCACCTGCTGTACTATTACCATCCCCTATATGTGATACAACATCCGCTGGTATAACAAATTCACCATCAGATAAAGCTGCATCGATTTGATCATCTTGTCCTTTAGTATGTCCTTTTAAGAATTTACCTTTATTAGGAGTAGCTATTATTTCCTCACTTTCAATGACCATGTGAGGAACTTGCCCTCCTTTTTTCATTGGTAAAGCTGCACCACTAAAAGAAGGATTATCATAATATTTTAACCAATTTCCTGTTTTCTTATATTCTTCAGGTGTATTTGTTTTTCTATAAACAGGTTTTGCTTCAAATAATTCTTCAGGAAGATATTGCCTTAATGCAATTCTACGTTCCATTTGTCTTTGAGCTAATAAATCAGCTTCTAATGCTGCTCTTTCAGCAGGTGTAAGCATGGATGCTTGTAAATATCTTTTTTGTTCTGCTGCGAGTCTTTCAGGACTTTTTTCTTTAGGTTTATTCAACATACTTCCGCCAACAGAAGCTAGTGTTAGAAGATTTTTAGGTTTAGATAAAAATTTCTTACTATTATCCATTAACATATCACTAAAACTTTCAGGCGCTGCAGCATTTGAACCTGCAGATACACCATTACTGCCTATTCCTTTACCAGCAGAAGATAATATACCTCCCAAAGGTGAAGAATTAACAGAGGTAGTAGGTGAAGTAGTTCCAGAATAAGACCCTCCCATTCCTAAAGAAGGTAAGATAGCATTTGTATTACCATAATTGGTTAAGAAATTACCTGCATTAGAAGCTCCCATAGCATTTAACCCACTTCCTGCAAAACCTGCAGCGGTAGGTAATGAAGCCCCCATCATACCTCCTTTAAGTGCACCCTCACCAAAAGATTTACCACGTGCACGATGTTGAGCTCCTTGCCCTAAAGCTCCCCCTATAACACCTCCTATTCCAGGTAAAATCATATTACCTATAACTGCACCTGCCGCCCCCCCTGCTATACTTTTTAAAGCTTTACCAGGTTTGTTTAAAATTCCAAATTGGGGAAGGCCTGTTTTTTTATTTATTGTACCTTTACCGCCCATTTGCTTTAACATCATAGCTTCTAACGGATTAATATGGGCAAGGATACTATCTTCTCCTTTACCTTGTAATCTGACCATTTCAGCCATAGAATGATATGGATTATGTTTAGGTTTTTTCTCTACCCTTCCACCTTCTGCAAAATTAGTAGGTACAGAATTATTGTTATATTGTGATTCCATTGGATATAAATTATCTTCTGTCATATCACCAGCCATAGGATTTGGTAATTGCTGAGATGAAGAAAAATCATTATTACCCATATAAGGATTGTTATTATTTTGACCAAACATTGTTGGGAATTGCATAGTATTTAACATTTTATTACTCTTATTCAATTACGTTAAAATTATCGGACATTATTGTATAAACAATTTTTGCCCATTTCTCCCAATCAGTGAAAACTTCTTTCTTTGTTCCTTCTTTAAAACTAAGTGGTGCAGGTATTGTAGCTCTTTGAAATACTCCTGTACCTGCTACTATAGTTCCCCATTCTTGCCAATTTCTCTCATCATCAGGTATTGGTAAATTTTCATTTGGAAAATCTGCTACTAAACAAGCTGCCCAATATTTAAAAGTAATATTGTGTGGCCATATTACTTTTATCATTTACCATCCCCTAAACCTAAACTTAGCATTACATGTCCCATTTCGAAATTACTAAGATTACTTGTAAAAGTTAAAGTCATATGCCTACCTTGGAAACAAGTATCAATTTTACAATCAAGTATATCATTAGGACTTATAGGTCCTTGTAATACTTGCAAAGGAGGAACATCAAAATTATCTGATGAGATAGCTATATTTTGAGCATATTGTTTGGTATTAATAATGACTTTTAAATCAGGATTTGCAGGTAATAAGATAAAATCTGGTTCAATAGTAACAAGTAACATCCATCTATCAGAACCTGTTAATTGTTTCATAGGATTAAATGCTGCCCATGAAAATACAGGTGTAGTAAAAAAAGAAGGAATAGCTACTTTTTTTTCAGTTCCATCACTTAATATAAAATTCTCAGTTATTTCATTTGGATTAACTGTCAAATATTCATACTCATGTCTAAATAATGCTGTATTCCCATTTTCAGGAGCACTTAACGGATAACCATAACTTGCCATAAACCCGAAATCTTCAGAATAAATAGCAGCTGACCTACTTATAATTGTATCATACCAAGCATTCTCTCTTATATTATATATAATAGCTCTACTATTTTCTCCTTCAGGAATATTAGGATCTCTCATAGGGGAATTTGCCTTTTCTGGGTAAAACCACCAGATCTCCCCGTATTGGGTATTCTTTACTCCTACTACTTGTTGACGTCTACTCATATCTAAATTATTAAAAAAATAATTTAGACTCATAGTATTTGCTAATTCTTGTACAATACCGTTATATTGAAAGAATCTATTAGTACCAGGCCAGAAAAATAATCCATCATATTCTACTACACATCTGGTAGATAAAATTGATGAACTCTTAGACATTACATCTATTTGAAATTGTAAATTACCACCAGTATCAGGGGTATTTATACATCTTACAACTGAAGATAAAGTCCAAAATAATATAGTAGGGCTATTTGTACCCCCACGAATAGATTTAGCATCAACAACTTGATCGTTACTAATAGTAATATTTCGATTTTGTGAATCTGTGAAATCAAGAGGTTCTTTTAACTTACTCCATTGTACCAATCCATTAGAGCCATATAAAAATAGATAATTTGATGCGAATAATGCACCACATATTCCCCTTTGATCTTTAGGGGGATTAACAAAATTATTTAAATTTTGCCCTATAACCCCTGATACTAAAGTAGAAGGAATTTCATCACTAATATTAAATTTATTATATGAACCTACATACACAATATATTTATTATCATTTTGTATAATAATTTCAGATTTCCAAATTAGATTATCATTATTTGCAACATATATATTATTATAAACAGAATTTGCTACTCCTTGGGTAGTTCTAACACGATTAATGCCACTTGAATTAGCTAAATAAACTTGCATATCACTAGTATTTCCCTTTTCAGGTAATATAGTAATATTAGTCGTTGTAGGTTTTCCGTTGGTATTTTCTCTACCTATTCCTTTCATACCTTGCATGCTTCCCATTTTACGGATGTTACCCCGTTGGAATCTTACCCATTGACCGTCTGTGCAGAAATCAGCTTGAAAGGTCGTACCATCTCTTTTTATACCAGGTTTGTAAATTAAAGGATAAAGTTGATTAGCCATGCTTAATCCTTATTACGTTTAGTAATACGATCAGTGTATCTTTCAACTGTATCTTTATTTATATTTTCTAATTCTTTTTCATATAAAGAGGTAAATAAATTAGCTCTTTCATCTGATTTTAAAAATGGAATAGCCTGTACCATACATGCATATATCAACAGGTTTGGATATTTATCTGTTAAAAAGTTAGTACTATTTTGATCATCAAATATAGGAGGAAAACTCAAATATGTAAGTGAATATGGATAAGCAATAGCAGGTGTAGGTGCTATATAAATACGTGGAGGAGTACCACCTGCATCATTTTGAGGTACATTCATATCAGCTGAATAAAAAGCAGGAGGAGCATTTTCATTAGAAATTTCTTCATCTGGCCAATAAGTAGTACAAAATTCATAACTTCTAGGTAATAAAAATACAATATTTGAATTATTAATATATTGTAAATTTATAGTAGACTTATAATCTAATGGTTTTGAAATATAAGGAATATTTGGTAACATTACTCCTTCTATTGTTTTCTGAAAACCAATAGTTTTTGCCCTACTATAAATATTACTCAAAGCCTGATTAATTAAATTAGGGATTTGAGTAATGAATACAGGTTCATTCCTATTAGTATAAGCTATCATTAAATTCTTTAAATCATTGTAATTCATCTTGTTCTTCCTCTTTATTCAAATTCCTAGAAGCTCGATAAATACTATTTAATGTATAGCCTGTAATATCTTTTACACGTTTATTTAACTTCATTGCAGTAGCTAATTTTGCTTTACCTTTTTCCTGTGCAAGTTTCAAAGATAAATCTACTACTCTTTCATCAGTTAAAAGAGAAGTGGCTGCTGCTGTTCCTATAATTGTACTTAAACCTCCTCCTGTGATTATTTCACTTGGATTATCAAATAACGTTGCTACTAGCCCTAAACCTGTGGAAACAGTTAAACTTGTAAGGGCTGTACCTGAAGGATTAGGCACCCTTCTATTTTTTTGTACCATAGCTTTTGAAATTGTCCCTAATTTCTTTATTTTTTCAAAAGTTTCAGGGGTAGTGTTTCTTTGAATTAATTTTAAATTTTGTTTATTATTAATCGAATTATTTAAAGCAGCATAAGATAATTCTTCTGCATCATCCATTGTAGCTTGGTTTCTTAATAATTTTTCAGTATTTTCTCTTTTAGCTACATCCCCATAAAATTTATCAGCTTCTTTAAATTTTTTATACCATTCAGGGTTTTTCTTTCCATATTCAGCAATATCTTCACTAATAGCATGATTAATGTTTTTTAAACGTTCTAATGAGTCACCTTTTAAATCATAAACAATATCATTAATCATTACCTTTCCATCTATGAGTTTTCTAACTGCATAATCTTGTAAGGGTATATTTATGTCGCCATGTTGAGTTGTTATCTTAGGATCAATCTTACTTTTTAAATCATTAACATAAGCTTTTATTTTTACTCTATCGGGAGAAGAAATATCTGCATAAAATGAATCATTTAATTCATTAAGTGCTTTAGCGGTATGGGTAGGTACTGTAACGGCCTTCTCAGGTAATAATTTTCCGGTATTTTTATAATTATCATTAATTTTTTTACTTACTTCAGGGGTTCTTATAGGCCCTATTTCATCATAAATATTTTCAAGATTTTTATGAACTTTCTCTTTAACTTGATCATATTTAGTTTTTAAAAGATTGCCAAAAAATGGAGTTTTAGATACAGTTTGATCAATAAGACCCGTTAAAGTACTATCAGTAAGAGCAGTAGCAGGTAGTTTTATTCCAAGATCTTTCGCAGCTTCTGCAATTTTTACATTTATTTTATTAGGACCTAAACCAGCAAATTTCGTAGCTGTCTTTCCAATTATATTTGCAGGAAATTGTTTTATTCCATTTAAAGAAGGAGCTTTAAGATGAGGGACTGCAACACTAGATATAACATCAGCCGCAAAAGGATTTACTCCTGATTCTTGTAAAGCGCCAGATCCTAAACCAACAGCAGTTGCTCCTTTTGAAGCTTTAGCTGCATTTTTAAGTTTATCCGCTAAATTAAGAGTTTTACCCCCTAATCCCCATGGAGTCATAGATGCACCAAAATCTACTCCGTGTGATACAATTCTTTTAGCAGGGCTATCAGGATTAGGTTCTAAATCAATTCCTGTGTAATTTTTTACACCTGACTTTAAATCTTCTGTAGAAGGAATATATTCACTATAATTACTTTGAGGTACATTTTCATCAATTTCTATTGAAGGTTTTACAACATTAGGCTTTATACCCATACCATACATTCCTACAGGAGCGCCTTTCATTTTGCGACCTGCATTTATAAAACTTTCAGCACCTTGACCTATTAATTTTGGTAAATCAGCTATACTTGAAAAACCTTTTAATGCAGACTTACCAATAAGCACAGGCCATGAATCACCTTCTTTTATAGGTTTTTTAGGGACAACAGGAGTTACTTTATATTTATCCCATTTATTTAAAGGTTTAGTATCTTCTTCAACTCTATATTTGTCCCATCTACTCAATGTTAACCTTCCACAAGAATTAAACCATCTTGTAAGGCATCATTAACTTCATTAGTTGGAATTTGATATTGTTTCCCTTGTGAATCTTGCATTAAAATAGATTCATTATTAGTAGAAGGAATAATTTCTTTTTCAGGCGCTTCTCCTTTTAATTTAGCTTCGAAATTAGTGACTTGAGAAGGATCTATATGTACTTTATATTGTAGACTTAAATTAGCTGCTTTATAAGAATTTTCAATTTCCTCTTTTAACATTTTTAATTTAGATTCAAACGACTCTCTAGAATCTTCTTCTAAACTAGGATAAATACCTTGTTCTTTAAATAACTCAATAAGACGTGGACCTATAACACCACCACCTTTTAGAGCTCTTTCTGAACTAGTAACAAATTTATTTAATTCACTATTTAAAGTTTCTCTTTCAGCAGTTTCAGCTTTTAATGCTTTATTATTAAAAAATCTTCCTGTAATATCTTTAGCTTTATTAGTATAATATCTCCCTTGAGCCATCGGATCTAAAATGTTTCCAGCTGTATTAGTTTTAAATTTTTTATAATGTTCTTCAATTTTATTTATATCATTTAAAACTGTACCTATAGATTTCTTATCTTTTAAATAACCAGCAAAATCTTTTTTATTATCTATAGGAAATAATCCTTCACCGCTCATAACCTCTCCCATAGATGGATTTTTTTGTTCTAATTGCTTATTATGATAAGCATCCATCATATTATGATATCTTCTTTGTTCGGCTAATTGATTTTCAGCGTGAGATCTATGCCATTGACGGTCTTCAGCAGCTGCTTGTCGTACTTGTTCAGCAGCTTGATAAGCTAATATTTGATTAGCTAAATTATTATTCTCTTTAAATGCTAAATCTTCTGCTTCATCATGAGCCATAACAGCAGGACCTAATGATCTTGCAACTGCACCGAAATTATTCATGAAACCTTTTTGTGTAGGTTCATTTCTATATGCTTCCCCAAAAGATAATAAAGAACGCCTTAAAGCTTTATCCTGCTGTTTTTCTGTCATATCAAGTGAAACACGTGCACTTTCGATAGCTGCTTTTATGCCACTATCAAAAGGATTAAAAGGTTGTTGCCCTTGATTAGGAGCATTTTGTTGTGTTTGTTGATTTTGAAGATAATTTAAAACAGCAGGATTCATGTTAAGTACCTAATTGATTGCCGATTATAACGTAGTTCCAAATGTATGTTGTAGAAGCAGCTAGAGCAGTTTGGGAAGACCCAAATAAACCAATTACATTACCTGTGGAAGTACTGAGATAAGTTTTACTACCCTGTTCATAAAGCGCAGTGGTAATAGACCCAGGTGTCATTATCATTGAACCTTTACCAGTCATTAAAGAATTAAGAATACTAGGCAATGTAAATGTTGCAATAACTCCAAGTACTGGACTCGTACCTGTATGAATAGAAATAGTACCTGCTACATTAGAACCAGTAATAGTACAAGTGGCTCCAGTACCAGCTCCTACATCTAAAGTAGCTGTTATAGGCGCAGTTCCATCACTGTTTGCAAGACCATACAATAACTTCTGTGGTTGAACAGAAGTTCCTTGTACGTCATTTGCAAATACCTCATTTGAAAATACACCAGATCCAACAACAGTTAGTGTTCCTGTAAGGCCTGTATCTTTTAAAGTAGTATTACCATTAACTACTACATTACTTGAAAATGTGCTAGACCCAGTAACACTTAGAGTTCCATCAATAGTTGTATCTTGTAAAGTAGAAGCACCATCAACCAATAAAGTACCTGTTGTAGCAAGATTACCTGCAGTAAGATTTCCATTTACCCCTAAATTTCCTGTTACACCACCACTAGCACACAACATATTCCCATCAATTTGTGCATTGCTCGTTACATGTAATCCTAATGTAGTAATTAGATTGTCATTATTAAGAATGGATGAATGTAAAGTCCCGTTTACTCCGAAATTACCTGATACACTACCAGTTTGAAAAGTTGAAGTTCCGTTTACTTGTAAATTCTCCTGAATAACAGCACTATTATTTACAACCAAACCATCCATAAGTGCATTATTATTTACAACTAAACTATTTACAGTGGCACTTCCGTCAACTTGTAAATTGGTCTGCACATGTAAAGTACCATTTACTTGTGCATCTCCAGTTGTTAATAATCCTAATGTAGTAATTACAGCATCATTGGTAATGTCATTGGAATGTATATGTGTTAAATCTGCATTTATAG